CACATTTCACTCTTCGGAAATGCGTGGGGAACTTAGGCATTATAAAAACAAACAGCATGAAAAAGCTATGAAGGCACCTATTGATCAAGATAAGATAAGAAAGGCAGGCTGGTAATGAAAAACTGGTTAAAACGTATTAGTGGTATAGAAGCAAAAGAAAAAGAACTTGCAGAGCAACAACTAAAAATTGACGAAGAAAACGATAAAATTTTGTTGCAAGCAGATCCAAAGACTTATGCTACTAAGAAAAAAGAGGCTTGGGTAAATGTACTTGATATGAAAGTTAATGAAGAAAATATTCGTAATGGATTTTTTGAACTAGACTGGAACGAATACTTTATCAAAGAACTAATACAAAATGGATATGGCGAAGAATCTGATCCAGAAGAAGAAGTTGTCGATCGCTGGTTCAAAGATATTGTTTACAATATGCTTCAAGAAGAAGGCCAAGACACAAGTCGTGGCGCAGGATATATTAATGTTGTTCCTATTGATAAAGGAAAGAGCGAAGTATCATGAAGTATGTTATAGATATTGACGGAACTATCTGCAAGGAAGTTATCATTCCAGACAGCGGCGGCAAAAAAGACTATGCTAATCATATACCAATGCCGGAACGCATTGCACGAGTAAACACATTGTACGATGCAGGACACACAATCAAATACATGACAGCAAGAGGTTGTGTTAGTGGCGTTGACTATTACAACTTAACCAAAAATCAATTAGATGGCTGGGGAGCAAAGTATCATGAACTTAGTGTAGGCAAAAAAGAAAACTACGATGTATGGATTGACGACAAAGCATTTTGGAGTGAAAACTTCTTCCGTGAAACAGGAGAGACTTATGAGTGATTACACATGTGACAACTGGGTAGTTATCAAGATGAAAGGCGATGATCCTCACTATCGTCTTCTTGTTGGAACATCAGGCGGTTACTTAGATGGTGACAGTTGGCGTATGAACAGTGGCATTACAAAGGTAGAAGAGGACGAAGCATTCTACTACTTCTCTGGTTCTAGTGGGTCTCGATATCGGTGTTGCAACTTTACAAAATCGTCGTACACACTGAGAATGAACAATGCTGGTATTTGGGATCAGCTTCAACAAATTCACGGCGACAAAGTTGAGATGATGCCAGAAGATACAGACTGGATGAACATGGATTGGATTATTAAATGAGCTATAAGATCGAAGCCGCCTCTAAAGAAGAATGGGCTGAAAGAGCCTTATCTGGTGAGAAGAAGTTGACTGGCTTGAAAGATAGTGTTAGAGAGTTGTTTAGTCTTCTTGACGCTACTGAGGAAACTGACGAAGGTAGAGTACACCGACCAGTTCAAATAGTTTGTGTACGTACTGATATGTTGATCAAACTTGAAAACGTCTTGGCTACATTAAAAAGCACGATGGAAGATAAAGAATGAAGTTTACACACCAACACAGTGACGGCACAAAGATTGAAATAGAAATGGCAGAACATGCGTCTATGGATGCTGTTCTCGAAGAGTTTCAAAACTTCCTTCGTGCTTGTGGATACGTAGTTGAATACAATCAATGTTTAGTTTTGGAGAATATGGAATGAGTAGATTTATTGCAGCAATGGATCACAGTGGTGGTTCAACAGGCGGCGTACTAGAACGCTACGGACAAGCGTACACCGAAGCAGACAAGATGGAGAAAGTTCATGCTATGCGTTTACGAATGGTCGGAAGTCCTGACTTCAACGACAAAAACATCTGGGCAGCAATCCTCTACCAAGACACAGTTACACGTGGCATGGTTAACATCTTGGATGAAAAAGGTATTGACTCGTTTCTAAAGATTGACAGTGGCTGTGAAGAAAGTGGTATGCTTAAACAGTTTCCAGTAAAACAAATGTTAGAGTGGGCTACAAACGGTATTGGTCCTAAGATTTATGGTACAAAGATGCGTAGCATTGTTAAAGGTGTAAGCATGGTACATCCTGTACTCAAACAACAGTTTACACTTGCTCGTACTATTTGGGAGCATGGGCTTGTGCCAATCATTGAGCCCGAAGTACCTATCGACAATCCTATTAAAGCTAAAGTTGAATCAGCTCTTATGTTTCATTTACAAGAGTTCTTAGACGAGTTTCCAGGTAAATGTATTCTCAAACTAACACCGCCAGAAGTACCCAACTTGTATCACAATCTCACAGTGTTTCCTAATGTAGAACGTGTTGTGTTTTTGAGTGGAGGATACAGCACAAACGAAGCGTGTAATAGACTTGGACTTAATGACGATGTTACTGCTAGTTTCAGTAGAGCGTTGTCAGAAGGATTACGTTATGACTTGACAGATGAAGAATTTAATGCTACAATCAGTAGTAACATTAAACAAATAACAGAGGCATCTAAATGAGCACTTATATATTAGTTGATACAGCAAACACTTTCTTTCGTGCAAGACATGTAGTACGTGGTGATGTTGATACTAAACTTGGCATGGCACTACATATTACACTCAATAGTGTAAAGAAAGCATGGTTAGACTTTAATGCAGATCATGTTGTGTTCTGTTTAGAAGGACGCAGTTGGCGCAAGGACTATTATGAGCCTTACAAACGCAACCGTAAAGAGCATCGTGATGCTATGACTGCACAACAGCAAGAAGAAGACACTTTGTTTTGGGAGATCTTTGACGAGTTTAAAGACTTTATTGGCAATAAAACTAATTGTACTGTAATACAAAATCCTGTACTAGAAGCAGATGATTTGATTGCAGGATGGGTACAATCACACCCTAATGACAATCATGTTATTATTAGTACAGACGGCGATTTTGCACAGTTGATTGCACCTAATGTACGTCAATACAATGGGGTAAGTAATACTACTATTACTGTAGAAGGATATTTTGATGACAAAGGCAAGCCCGTGTGCGATAAGAAGACAGGAGAACCTAAGCCTGCTCCACACCCTGAATACATGTTGTTTGAAAAGTGTATGCGTGGCGACACTAGTGACAATGTGTTTAGCGCCTATCCAGGTGTTAGAAAGAAAGGCACAAAGAACAAAGTTGGACTGATCGAAGCATTTGAAGACAAAAGCACTAAAGGCTTTAGTTGGAATAATATGATGTTGCAACGCTGGACTGATCATGAAGGCGTAGAACATCGTGTGCTTGATGATTATACACGCAATGTTACACTATGCGATTTGACTGCACAGCCCGAACATATTAGACAAGAAATAGATAACACTATTGCAGAAGTTAAACCTAAAGACATTACACAAGTTGGTATGCGTCTTATGAAGTTTTGTGCTAAATGGGATATGCAACGTATTGCAGACCAGGCAGCAAGTTATGCAGATCCATTACAAGCGAGATACCCACAATGACTATGAAAGCTAAACCTGTACTAAAAGATAAATTTTGGATTGTTGAGGAGGAAGGATTACGAGTTGGTACTCTTTCAAAAAACGATGAAGGATTTGTTGTTAGTCAAAAAGGTTCTGTTAAATTTTATCGAAGTGAAAATCAGTTAAAAAAGACATTTGGTAAAAACTTTTTAGTTGCAAATATCATTAATGAAACTACAATTTCAACACGAGAAGTACACGGATATTCAACACGTACAACTCCTTACAACAGCATGTACGATATTAAACATAAACTACCATTATTTACTAAAAGTGAAAAGTCTAAAAGTGTATATTGTGCTGGTTATTATCTTGTTAAGTTTAATGTTAACTGGCTTAAAAGTTACTGTCCAAAGCTAATTACTATTGAACGTAATGAATATCTAGGTCCATACAAGACTGAGTTAGAAATGAAAGCAGCATTAAGCAATGTCAACAGAGCCAATTAATACAATGCCAATACAGCAGCTGATCCAAATGGTGAAAGCTGCTGAACAAAGTAAAGCAAGAGAAATAAGACTTGATATAAATCAAGCAAAAATATTAGCACTTACATTAGGCGAAGTTATGGCAAGGTTACATGGAGATTTAGAAAAAATCATCGATAGTAAACTTGAAAAGCTCAATGAAGATCAAATCATTGAAGTAAATATGGACTCTGGGGGTTGGTAAAAAGATAAATATATGCGTAGTTAATAAAGGACACGCATTATGAGTAGACCAAAGCCAGTTATCAGACTTGAATATACAAATAAAGTTACCTATAAATGTGAACAGATTCTAGATGCAGAAGCTATTTGGGCAGTGTTCTATCAAGATAAACCATTTAACTTAAAAAGTTCAAATGCGTTAACCAACTACCCGGGTCCTAAATATAAGAAAACTAGTTTTTCAAATCCAGGTCATGCTCACAATCTAGCTAAAAAACTAAACACTATGTTTAACTGTAATGACTTTTCGGTTTATATGCTATCCGAAGGTGAGAAGTTGTTTGACTGATAAGGTTACTTATACTAAACTTTTTTTAAAAGAACTTAATAAAAGTTATAATGATATTAATGTAAAAGAATACATGCCATTATGGTGGCAAAATACACGAACCAAAGGCAATGGCGGTCTAAGACTTACAGAAGAAGGATTTGATGTTATAAATCAAATTGGTATTACCACATACGATATTCCATATCCAAGAGATATTCCACTAACTACACAGATTATAATACATCTTGATAAGTTTATAACTTGCCCTTACTATCTTACAAATCGAAGTATAACGGTTACAGATGAACGTAAAGCAATTGAACTTGGATTGTTTAGTGGCGACTTACGCAAGTATGGGTTAACCAAAGCAATGAACAGGCAGAAGCAGGATGAGAATTGATCTACACGGATTGCATATCCAAANCGGNTGGCGGCATTTCAATCAACAAATAGANGAAGCATATCTCGAAGGATATAAGAAATGTCATGTTATTACAGGGCAAGGTGCTATGATGCACGAAATACATACGTGGGCAAGCAATCATCCACGCATAAGAGAATGCACTCAGCATCCAAAAAATCCCGGAAGTTTTAGTATAAAGTTGAAAAAAAGAGGTTGACTTCTGTAGTACTTGTGTTATATTAAGTGTATAGGGCAAATACACAAAGGGCAATACAATGTACGATTATAGCGACGATATCATCTCCGATCTTCACAAAGACGCACGTGGGTTCCGTCCACGTGAATACTTCTGGGAGGAATGGACACAATCTCCAGCTAATACTAAACAGCGTATTTGGGATATGTTGTGCGACGAACTAGAGCGCAACAACATTGCCGAAAAGGCTGCTGAAGAGCAGGCTATTGTTAGTTTTCGCAAAAGCGTAGCAGGCGTTATGAAGGTTGCTAACTGCAACTGGAAATCTGCACTGCGGCACCTAGCTGTTGCTGAAGACTGCAACATCGAAGAAAACAATCAAGAGTTTGATTACTTTCTTTGGTTGCAAGGCATTGGTTATAGCGATCGAAAAAATATCGCAAAACTTTACTTTAAAGGTTGACACTAATAGCAGTTAATGCTATTGTAATGTATAGGCACTGAACACAAATCTAAAAGGAATATAAAATGTCAGACGTAATTCGCACAGTTTCTCCAAGTAAAGCAAAAAACGCTCTTCGTCATGCAATGAATAAGAAGCGTCCTGTTTTTCTTTGGGGTCCTCCAGGTATTGGTAAATCCGATATTGTAAGGCAGATTAGTAATAGCTTTACAAACTCGCATCTTATTGATATTCGACTGAGTCTTTGGGATCCAACCGATATCAAAGGTATTCCATATTTTGACAGCAACAATGTTAAAATGGCATGGGGTGCTCCAAGTGAACTGCCAGATGAAGAAATGGCAGCACAATACGACAATATTGTACTTTTCTTAGACGAGATGAACTCAGCGGCTCCTGCTGTACAAGCGGCAGCATACCAGCTGATTCTCAATCGTCGTGTAGGTACTTATAAACTACCCGACAATGTTATTATTGTTGCAGCCGGTAACCGTGAAAGCGATAAAGGTGTTACATATCGTATGCCTGCTCCGTTGGCTAACCGTTTTATCCACTTGGAACTTGCTGTTAACTTTGATGACTGGTTTAACTGGTCCGTAGATAATAATCAACACACAGATGTT